GCCATCTAGCGAACTGTACTTAAATGTATCTCCTGCTGTCGGCGTGATAGGCAATATAATCAACGTAGAAGCACGTACAGAGGGTTTCTACCCTATCCCTATACAGAGTATGCTTGCACTCTCTCCGACCTATACAGGCTATTCTGGGGTGATTAATTGGCAACAATTAAGCTCAGGGACGGAGGTACAGACAGATGCTGAATATCGTTTAGCTTATCAGCAATCAGACAACACATCTATTGCTAATACAGAAGATAGCATAAGGACTTCAGTCCTTGCTCTGGAAGGAACCACAGCATGTGTTGTATGGGAGAATCCTACATTTGAATATGTGTATGATTATTCTGATAAGCTTGTATGTCCTCCATACACATACAACGTAGTTGTAGAAGGTGGTGACGATGATGAAATTGGTAGTACGTTATTGGTTAAAATGCCTTTGGGTGTTAATCAATACGGAACCACAACAGTGGTTGTCAATGACAAAACAATCAGATTCACAAAAGCATCGAAATTCCCAATAGCTTTAAAAATTAAGTATCAAACAAAAGATAATAGCCCTCTGACAGAAGTACAGAAGCAAACATTATCTGATACATACATTGAATTAGTGAATAGCTTATACATAGGTGATGAGATTATTGCTACGCAGTTTGAAGCAGCTACGTATAGCGTTATTCCTTATAACAAAGTGAAATCAATAGTTGCTGAGATTAAAGACTTAACAGTTTCTGGTAGTAATTACACATCTGATAGTTTAATCGCTGATCACAATGAACGTCCTCAATTGTTAGTGAATCAAATATTGTTTGAACGTATCCCAGCATAATTAGAGCAGCAGCATGACAACAGCTAATAAGATAACTAACATTGACATGGTGGCTAGGGCTAAAGGCTTGCTGCTATCTCAGTTTAAAGATAAGACAAACATTAATAAGATAGTGGAAGCATTGATTGAGCAAGTACAAGAGCTTGACAATGCTTTGCTAGATTTACAAGAAGTAAGACGTTTAGATAATGCTTATGGAATTTATTTAGATAACATAGGTGAGAAGCTTAAAGTGCAGCGTACTACGCTGGATGACGATGATTATCGTACAGCTATTAAAGTGAGAATGCTGAAGAATAAATCAGTAGGAACATTAGCTGACGTACAAGAAATTATTGAGCTGCTAACATTTGGATTCCCTGTCTACATTGAAAATACACATCCTTATGTAATTGAGCTGAGCTGTTATCTAGGCTGTTTAAATACACCAGAAGGACTTGAGCTAATAAAGGATTTATTTCCTGTCAATGTAGCTGTACGTGTTCAGAATGTAACAACTAAACCATTTGGTTTTGCTGGTAATCCTAATGCTGCTGGCTTTGGTGATGCTAATAATCATGGTGGACAATTAGCAAGCTTAATTAAATCTAGCTATGGAATAACTAATGATAGCAGATTTAAAGTAGTAGGTAAGCCAATCGTTGTAGAACCTACAGTTCCAGTATCTTCTATTCCTGTATTAGTAAGTCCTCCAGATGTTACACCTCTGACAGGTATTATTGAAAATACAATAGTGATGTGTTCACAAGGTATCTGGACAAGCTTAACAGGTATTGATTACACATACCAATGGTTCACTACAGAAGGTCCGATAGTTGGTGCTGAAGATGCTCAGTTTGAGATAACAGTGAATCAACTTGGTAAATCTATATTCTGTAGAGTGACGGCTACCAACATGAACGGAAGTGTGACAACAGATAGTAATATTGTTGCTGTAGAAGATAGCAATCCTGTAGCTACAGGTGTATTACCAAACTTGGGATTGGATGCGGATTACTACGACCAAACTATTCTGGAAGATACTTGTGCAATCTCTATATCATTCAATACAAATGGTCAGTTTGTTATTTCTGGTACATCACGTCCCACAACAACACATCCTTTCTTAGAAACTGTAGCAGCCAATGCAGCAACAGGATATGAAATACAGTATTACAACACAGATGGTCAACCATTTAGTTCTCCATTAGCAAACGTATGGCTTCCTCTTACAAGCCCACAAACATTCACAATGTCTGTGAATATACGTGCTAGGGATAGAGGCGGTAATCAAGTGTTTACGCTGAGAAAAGTATCAGACCAATCCACAACTCAAGGTATTACATACGTCAGTGTATCTTGTGACAGCAATCTTTAATAAGAGGTTTTATGGCTTACCCAGATTTTGATCCTGATTGGGCTACAGAGGATACTGTCTTTATAGATGGTACAAATAATAAAGAAAGACCGGCTCCTAGCCTTAGACAATATGGTTATTCACCTAACGCATTCCCAACAGTACAAGAACTCAACTGGCAATTATGGAACCTTGGAGAATTCGTCAAACAACTTCGTGCTGACATTAGCTCTACAAAAACAGAGATGCCTGTTGGCTATGTAATGATGTTATCCGGTGTATCAGATAGTCCAGCAGATTTACTTGGCTATGGTACATGGGAACGCTTCGGTACAGGTAGAACAATCATTGGCGCTGGTACAGGTGTTGATGTAAACAACGTTTCCCGTACATTCGTTGATGGTGAATCTGTTGGTGAATACGAACATAAAATAACTACAGCTGAGATGCCCTCACATACACATACGGGAGGTATTACAGGCCCACAAGGAGGTATTACGGCTAAGGTAGAAGGATACCCTAACGGAGCACCTAATGCAGATAATTATGTACCTGTGGCAACTGGCAGCACTGGTGCTAACCAGCCTCACAACAATATTCAACCGTCAATCGTATGCTACATGTGGCGTAGAACAGCCTAAACAGGAAGGACAAACAATGCAAAGATATACAGGTTCTATCATACGTAAGTTTGATAGCAACACAACAGGTAATATCTCTCAAGGTACATTAGTTACAGTTAGAAAATCATCTGACAATTCATTAGCTACTCTGTATAGCACTAACTCTGTATCTTCTCCAGTATTACCTAACCCATTAACTTCAGATCAAAATGGTCAATTCTGGTTCTATGCAGATGATGGTAAATATAACCTAAGCTTTAACAATGGTGCTCCAACAATATTTGAAGTACAATTACGTGATTTGTTTATACAAAGCGAAGGTAGTATCACATTAGAACAGTTTAATATTTTAGCTGGATCTGGTGGTGATGATACAGGTGCATTTGAATCAGCTTGTGCTGAATCTGTTGCCACTGGTAAAGGTATCCAACTTTTAAATAAAACTTACCTGATACGGGGTAAGACAACTGCTGAAGGTAACTACACATTTAAGAATTTCTTACGTGGTATGGGAGATACTTTAATAAAAGGATACACAAGTAGTTCACGTATCCCAGCAGGTGTTAGCTATACATGGCCTCGTATCCTTCCTCTGACTGTACAGAACGTAACAATCAGTGATTTTAAAATGGATGGTAATATATCTGCTGACCCTTCAAATTGGGTTACAGGATTTGATGCGTTTACAGGTAACCGCGCATTGGTTCTGGAGAACAGTGATAACAACATTATTCGCAATGTCCGTACTGAAAATACGATGTGGGCTGGTATTGCTGTGTACGGTGGAGATCAGAATACTATAATCAACTGCTCTACGACAAGATCTCGTGGCAACTTCGGTGACGGTTTCTACATGTATGGAACCAACTTCAAATATGATAACTGTCAAGCTTACGATTACACACGTATTGGTTTTGTTGTGGAGACAAATGCTGGAGCCACTAAGCTAAGCCGCAACGGTAAATATACCTCTTGTAGAGCTGAACTTGGTAGAAACTCATCTGGCTCTTTAGGCACTGGTGTAGAAGGTAATTATGGCTTCTGGTTTGAAAACTGTATATTTGTTGATGCTGAGAATTGCGAAGCTATTGATAACTTGGAAGGTGGTTTTAACGTAGTACCTTCATATATTGCTGGTACAGAAAGTTCCGTAGAAGATTTACGTTACGCAACATTTGTACTGACAAACTGTAACATTAAAAATGCTAAATATGGTGTTGTAGCCAACTGCTTAAATGCAGATTTACTGAACAGAACACGTATTATTGGCGGCTCTGCAATAAATGTAAATACAGGTATCTATGTAGGTACAAACTCAGGATTCTCCCCATTAACTTATGTGTATGTAGAAGGATTTGATATTCGTCTGTCAGTACATAACATTGCTACACGTGCAGTTATGCAATTGGCAGGTCATGTGTTTATCGATGGTATGGAAGTCATTTTCGATGATGGCTTCAATCAAACGTTCTGGGATGCTGGCTATGACACAAGTGGTTATGCTACATTCGGTACATTCGGTACAGATTCTGGTTCACGTTTCATAGCAAAAAATGTACGTTGTTTCAAAGAAATTGCTGGAGTTAAAACTGATATAGGCGTTAGGACAAAGTTTGCAAGCTTAGCCACTGTAGCTGGACTATCTGTTGAACTAGAACGTTGTAACATTTCTCAGGAAGATAACCGTGTTAGGAACATGAAGTACACCAACTGTAACTTCTTATTGTTTGGTGGTGACATCGTAAGAGACACTCTACTTTATGATAAGTGTACATTTACAGCTCGTAGAACAACAGGAAGTGAACAGATAGTTAGTGCTTTATCCACAACAAAAGATATATTGTTTAGAGACTGTTTATTCTTGTTCGACACACCAGATGATTTTCTGTATATCTACAACACATCTAAACAATCAACAAGTCCTGTGGCACGTATACACGGATGCAGATTTATCCGTAACTTCACTGCAAACGGAAGAGTTATACGTTTTGACGCTGACCCAGATTTCAAGAATGCTAATAATGAAGTTTTCAATTTAGAAATCCAAAACTGCGTATTTGAAAACACTGGTGGTGTAACATCCAATCCTATACTTTTATCGGGGTTTGAAGAGGTGGATAGTGCTAAGGTTTACGGTTTTGGTAACTATAAATCATTATCTTTAACTGTAGATACCTCTGGTATTATATACTCAACATTCTAAGGAATTAATATGCCTATTGCTTTTGGAAATACAACACTGGATGATGTTGCTATTACTTCATCACGTAATTTGACTTTAAATGATTTTGGAAGAGCATTAGTCAATTCTTCATCAACTGGTTATAATTTAACGTTACAAACTTCAACTAACGCAGTACTACCAATCGGTACAGAGATCAAACTGCAACGAGTAAGTACAGGTCAGTTAACTTTTCTTACAACATCACCTATAACTGTGAATGGTACTAATTCCATAACAATGTCTCAGTATTACAGTATCCGCTTACGTAAGATTGCAAACGAAGCTTGGGTAACAGTATGACACAATTAGCCTTCAAAATACTAGCTATTGAAGAAGGCTTTTCTGCAACACCATATAGAGATCATTTAGGTTATCCCACAATAGGGTATGGGAGGCTTCTGTCGAAAGATACGAAGTCTCCACTTCCTGTCATATCTACAACAAAAGAACAAGAACGTCCTTGGGTGGATAAACGGATACAAGAAGTAACAATGTCTCTGTCACTGAAATTCCCATTAGCTTGGGGAAAATGTAATGATGTTAGAAAAGCTGTATTAATTAGCTGCGCTTATCAACTAGGTGTTGCTGGAATTTCTGCATTCAAGAATATGTGGAAAGCTTTAGATGAAGGAAATTTCAAAGAAGCTTCTGTTCAGATGATGGATAGCTTAGCAGCAAGACAGACCCCTAATCGATGGAAGCGTCAATCTCAGATGATGGAATGTGGGTTATTGAATCCTTATTATAACTAGAGGTGTAACGTGTGGGAAACTATTAAGAAACGTCTAAAGTCTAAGACGTACTGGGCTGCTATAGCTATGTCTGCTATGACGCTCATAGAAATGAATATGGGGCTATTTCAGCCCTTATTAGGTGATTGGTACTTAGCATTCTATCTTGGAATGACCTTTGTGTTCATGGCTATTCGGGAAGCTACTGTAGCTCCTGTAAGTGAGAAGTGATGAGTGCAGAGATTCTTGGTTTGCTGAGCTTTATTAAATATATATTATGGGCACCTCTTGTAGCTGTATTCGCCTACTTCTTAAAGAAGCGAGATAACAAGATAGATGACTTAGAAAAAGCTCTAATTCATACAGTGAGTAAGCAGGAAGCTAAAGAGATGATCAAGGAGGCTGTGCAACCTGTACGGGATGAGCTAGGTCGATTTCAACAACAAATGATGGATAAGATTACTGAGATTGGCTTGACAGTGAAACAGACATCAGATAATGTTACAAAACTTTCTACGGAATTCACAGTACAAGTGGAAGTTCAGAAAGCTAAAGAAGCAATGATTAAACAAATAAAAGAAGGAAATGTGCAATGACTAAACGTGAACAACCAGAAAAGCCAGTAGAACCTGAATTACCAGAGGATGGTGATAAATGACCAAACGCAAACAACCTTCTAAACCACCTAAGCCAGTGAAGAAGTAATATGGAACTACTTGCATTATTAATGTCCTACTTCAAAAGCTATGACTATATAGTGTTTCCACTTATCGTGGCACTGTTAGCTGGCTATCAGTTTAAGGAAGATAAAAGGTCTGCTCTTGTTCTATGGAGCTTAGCTATTGTGTATACAGTAGATGCTGTCCTTGGAAGCATGGTGTTTAATAGTGCAAGTAATTTCTACAAGTTCAACATTGCTGTGAACACAGTTGTAATGACAATCTTGATGTTCCAGAAACAACTCTGGAAGAAGGTAGTTACAGGACTGATGTGTCTGTTTATAATTCTAATGAATCTATATGAGCATGTGAATGAATATCAGACATCTATGTACCCTTACATAAACACAATCCATAGCTGGTACTTAGAATTTCTTATAGTAATTATTCTAATCAAATTTAAAGCCCCTACAAAGCGATAGGAGCGATTCTATTCTTAGGTGGTACGTATGTATAGCTTCATCCTTAAAAACGCCTCTACGCTTATCTACGGAGCTTTAATCAGTATTGCCGTAGCTAGTGCTTGGGGATTCTATTCTCATTATACAAATTTAAAGACTTCTTTAGCTGAAGCTAATAAGACAGTGATTGAGCAATCTGTAGCTCTCACACAGCTAGAAGCCACAAACAAACATAACGTAGCTGAATATCAGAAACAGAAGCAATCATATGATGATTTGCTGATACAACTAAAGTCTCTGGAAGATAAGAAAGCTCAACATAATTCTCAAGGTCAGAAAGAAGAATCTGACATTAAAGAGGCTATTGATAATGCACCCAAAGAAATTCAAGAATGTCTGCGTATGCCTATCCCTGATAGTGCTGTTAGGAGCTTGCGCCAGCAGCCCTAAGCCTCAGACAATATACGTAGAGAAGATTGTAGAATCTAAGAAGAAAGCTCCTGAACAATTACGGGAGCTTTGTGCTATGCACTATCTGGAAACAGAGAAGCCCACAGCAGAAGATGTAATTGTATTAGCAAATAAGATGAAGAATTCCATTGCTATATGCAATGAGATAATTAAAGCTCGTAATGAATTCGAGGATAAACCGTGAACATATTTTCCTACTGTGCTGAATTTGTAGACTTAACTTCTAAACGTACAAAGTCTGCTGAAGCATTAGTGAAAGAAGGTGATTGGGGATTTACGCAATTAGGTAATTACACATTAGCTGCTCCTTTGGTGATTACATCTGGTACAAAGACAAAAGTAACATTTCAGGCTAACAATATTAGCTACCAAGCTGGTGTTGGATTAGTGACGAATTATGACTTCGTTAATCAGAAGTTTATCCCTTCTACAGTTAATGATGTGTTCATGGTTGAAGTGAGACTGAAGGTAAAACCATCAGCTCAGAATGGACATATGGATTTGTTGATGGAAAGCCCAACGTTCGGCTTCAATCCAATTAATGCTAGTTCTATGGCTTTCACAAAAGGAGCTAACGAAGAACATTTCTTATCAGCAAATTTTCTATTGTTTATAGGTCAAGATTTAATAACGAATGGGGTAGAGTTTTTCATTCGTCCAAATGGTACATCAGTTAGTGTGTATGATGTGAGTTATTTCATTGTTAGATTAGCTTCTGGGAAAGCGTAAATAGTAAGGGTATAGTGTGGCAGCATATAATAACGTTACTGTATCTGGGGATGATTGGGTGAATTTAAACACTCTGTCTGGTTGCCCTGTAGGTACAGCAGTTCAAATACAAAACACAGGGATTAGCTCTGTATTGATTCAAGAGAGTACTACAAAGCCTACAAACAATAATGGCGGTGTGTTGTTCAATCCCCATTATGGGGAGTTGTCTAAAGCTACTATCTCTGGAGGTAGCTTGGCTATATGGGCGAAGCCTTTCTCTGTAGAATCTTCCACTATTCTTCGTGTATTCGAATAAGGATCATTTATGTCTGTGAGGATTGGTAAAGGTGGTGGCGGAGTATCAAGTAGTGGTTGGCATACCAATAGATTAATAGGGACATCTTCTGTTGGAGACTTAACCCCATTAACGGCTATGTCAGGTAACAAAATAATGGTTACAGACTCAAACGGTTTACCTGTTGCTGGATTGCCAACAAAAGTAGAGACTGACAAACTATCTGGAACTACAACAGTTGATACATCGGTTGTATTAGCGGATACAGATGGTGTGTTAGTTAATGATGCTGGTGATATGAAGCAAGCCAGCTTTAGTAGAGTTTTTGAATATATTAAAACTAAGCTTACTGGTGCTATCAGTTCAGTGCTGACCACTAATGCTACAGCAAGTAGAGTGATTGTATCTGACGTTAGTGGAAAGATTAGTTCTGCATCTGTGACATCAACGGAGTTATCTGTAATCGATGGAGACACAACAAACGCTGGTGTAACATTGGAAGATGCAGATAGAGTAGTTATCAATGATGGCGGGACAATGCGCCAGAATGCCCTATCAACATTGTGGACTTATATTTCTAGCAAAATAACTGGAGCAGCATCTACAGTATTAACCAGTAATTTAACAGCAAGTAGTAATGTGATCACAGATAGTAATGGTAAGCTTGCAGTGGCGAGTTATTTACCTAATAGAAACCTTCTAACAGACTCTAATGGTTATATTGTTACAGGTAATCCTGTCGTAAATGAAGTAGTTTACAAAGGTACACTAGCATCTGTAGCTACCCAAGATGTTGTAAGTAATTACAACGGAGGATTCACTGTATCTTTTGTCCGCACAGCTTCTACCGTTTACTTAACTGTAACTCACACAGGGACTAGCAGTAGATGGCAGCAACAATACAATATCAACTCCTCAGCTACTGTGAATAACTGGACTAGCAGTTCAGGTACAAACTTTCCAATGAGCACACCAACAATACCCCATAACGGTGGCTCTATGAGTGGGTGGATATTCTGCACAGATGGATCGGGTCAGATGACTAGCTTAAGAATAGACTACAGCATAATTACTAATGGAAATGGTACTGCCTTATTATATTGTAGGGTAGTGTGATAACAAGATTATTACCTATAAAACAAAGCCCTCTTAATTGAGGGCTTTTTCATCTCTGCAATTTACAATGTCTGTTGTAATTTATTAGCTTGAGCTTGTAATTCAGCAATCTGCTGTTGAAGCTTCTCCAGCTCAA